CTTCTGAAGTGGATAATTTTAGTATTATTGTAGTTGAATTAAATGCCGACCATAGAAGAATAGTATATTCTTGGACCACGACTAGACAGCAACATAAAAATCAGATTAAATCTAAAATTACAGATGAAGACGATTTTTATGCCTATTGTGCTAAAAAAATTCGCTCTCTAATGCGTACATTTCCATGTGTTGAAATAGCCATTGATGCGCAGGGCGGTGGTATTGCCGTAATGGAGGCGTTGCACGATAGAGATAAAATGCAATCAGACGAAGTGGCTATTTGGCCGACAATTGAAGAAGATAAACCAAAAGATACTGATGATAATAATGGATTACATATATTGCGTATATGTCAGTTTGCTAGGGCTGATTGGCTAGCAGAAGCTAATCACGGCATGAGAAAAGACTTTGAAGATAAAGTATTATTATTCCCATTTTTTGATTCAGCTAGTATTGGATTATCTATAGAAGAAGATAAAATTGCTAATAGATTATATGATACATTGGAAGACTGCGTAATGGAAATTGAAGAATTAAAAGATGAATTATCTATGATTGTTATGACACAAACTACAAATGGCAGAGAAAGATGGGACACACCAGAGGTAAAATTAGCAGCAGGAAAAAAAAGCAGACTTAGAAAAGATAGATATTCAGCATTATTAATGGCTAATATGTCTGCAAGATCTTATGTCATATATAAGCAAAATATTGAGTATGGTGCTATAGGCGGTTTTGCTATGACTGATAAAGCATCAAAATTTAACAATGAAAAATTATTTTATGGACCAAATTGGTTTACTGAAAAAACGCAAAATCTATATTGATTGTGTAAAATATAATATAATACAATTGACAATACCATTAATCGGAGATCAATACTAATGTCAAAAGAACCATTATACAAGACATGGGAAAGTGAAACTCAAAAACAAGCAGCGTATGACCAAACCCATGACAATATTGAAGCGTATGATGGTATACAAAAAGCTGTAGCCTATGGCAGGCGTACTAGTTATTTAGACATTGAGCCAAATCGATCTGTTAGAACTTCTTTTCTTAGAGAAGACTATGATAATTTTAGGCCCGGTGAACATGTTTCAAATTATCAAAAACGCATCATTAAGATGTGTATGCAGGCTTATGATAAAGTTGGCATCGTTAGAAATGTTATTGATTTAATGAGCGATTTTGCGGCTCAAGGATTAACAATTGTTCATCCTAATAAAAATGTTGAAAGATTTTATAGAAAATGGTTTGTTCAAATAGGTGGTGTTGATCGATCTGAAAGGTTTTTGAATTATCTTTATAGATGTGGTAACGTAGTTGTAAAAAGAAGAACAGCTAAATTAAATAGAGAAAATGAACAAGAGATACTAAAGACCAGTGGTGCAGATATAGATTTGTCTATAACGAAGGTAAAAAGAAGAGAGATACCTTGGGTATATGACTTTCTCAATCCGATTGCTATTGATGTTGTAAATTATGGTGGATACATAGTTGGTAAACCAGAATATGTATTAAATATTTCAAAGTATACATATGAGTCTTTGACTAAAAGTACAGAAGGCAATAAAGCAATTTTCAAGACTTTGCCAAATGATCTACAAAAAAGAATAGAAGGTGGCGACAGAAGAATACCACTTAATTTAGATGAAGTATCGTTTTATCATTATAAAAAAGATGATTGGTTATTATGGGCCAATCCTATGATATATGCAATATTAGACGATATTATCATGTTAGAAAAAATGAAACTTGCAGATCTAGCCGCTTTAGATGGCGCAATTTCTAATGTCAGATTATGGACTATTGGAGATTTAGATAATAAAATTATACCAACTAAAGCCGCTATTAATAAATTAAGAGATATTTTAGCAAGCAACGTTGGTGGCGGAACTATGGATTTAGTATGGGGTCCAGAATTAAAGTTTACAGAAAGTCAATCGCAAGTTTATAGATTTTTAGGATCAGAAAAATATCAACCAGTATTAACTAGCATATATGCGGGATTGGGTATCCCACCAACATTAACTGGGGCAACTAGTAATGGCGGATATACTAATAATTATGTTTCTTTAAAAACATTGATTGAAAGACTAGAATATGGTAGAGAAATACTTGCGCAATTTTGGCGTAAAGAAATTGAAATAGTTCGTAAGGCTATGAATTTTAGATTTCCAGCAGAAATTCATTTTGATTCAATAGTTCTATCTGACGAAGCTGCACAAAAACAATTACTTATTCAGTTAGCTGATAGAGACATAATTTCTCAAGAAACATTATTAGAGAGATTTAGAGAACTGCCATCAATAGAAAGAGTAAGAGTGAGGCGAGAAGAGCGAGATAGAAAAGCAGATATTATTCCAGAAAAAGCTAGTCCTTTTCATAATCCTCAACATAAAAACGAGATTGAAAAAATCGCTCTTAATAAAGATATGTTGTCTGATGAATATTTTGAAGAAATTGATTTACCAATTAAAGATGCTGTTGTAGTTACCGAAAATTCAATACCTAATGTTCCACAACAAAAGCAAAATACAGAAGTAAAAACCCCCGGTAGACCACCATTTACTAGGGATACCCAAAAACGTAAACAAAAGCGTGTCTTGCCAAAAACTGGTGAAGCATCTACAGCATTATTATGGGGTATTGACGCCCAAAACCAAATTGCTGATATTTTAAATCCAGTAGCTTTAAAACATTTTAATAAACCAAATATACGTAGTTTAAATAAAGACGAACTTAATCAATTGGATCATTTAAAACTACGAGTATTTTCTAATATGCAAATATTTGAATCAGTTACCGAAGATGGTATTAAGACTATACTTGATAGTAAGCAAAATATACCAACACAATGTATGAATGAGATTAATTTACAAATTAAGGCATTCAATACCCACAATAATAGACATGCAACAACTAATGAATTGAAATTTATTTATGCTTCTGCATTGTGTGAATATGATAAAAATAATGAATAAACTCCACTAATGGTTTTTTTTGTGTAGTATTTTTTTGGAGGTACTTACTGAATGAAAATATATAAACAAGAAATATTAGATGGTTTAGAGCAAGCTCTATCATCGAGTAATACAATTGCATATTGTTCATTGGCAGAAAAGTATACACCAAACGCACAACAAAAAACAGATACTATAGATAAGCTTAACTCAACACAAGCCTTAGAAGCCGGTAATAAAGATCAAATAGATCTTTTCTATTTAAAATCAATTCTGGTAAGTACTGGCTGGAATAAAAATGATGATGTATTCGATCCACAAGAACTGTGGAATGCTAGAAATACACCAGAAGACAAGCCATTTAATTTTATGCATAATGAAAAGGATATTATTGGTCATATTACTGGAAATGCTGTAGTTGATTTTGAAGGCAATCCAATAAATGAAAACAATGTTCAAGTTCCAAGTCAGTTTAATATTCTTACAACTTCTGTAATTTATACATCGTGGACAGACGCAGAGCAAAAAGAACGCATGGATAAAATCGTTGCCGAAATAGAAGAAGGCAAATGGTTTGTATCTATGGAATGTTTATTTCCAGCTTTTGACTATGCTGTTATAGATAGCAATCGAAAAGCAAGCGTTATACCACGAAATGAAAGTTCAGCATTTTTAACAAAACACCTTAAAGCTTATGGAGGAACTGGAACATATCAAAACTACCAAGTTGGCAGGCTTTTAAGAAACTTATCGTTCTCTGGTAAAGGCTTAGTTTCAAAGCCAGCTAATCCTCGTAGCATAATATTGGAAGGAAATCAATTTTTCGATGAATCCAAGGCTTGTGCCTTAGAAATACACGTAATCAAGGAGAATGAAATGCCCGATAATATGACCCAGCAAATTATTGATTTGCAAAAGGAATTAGCCGAGGTCAAGTCTGCTAATGAAGCTCTAAAGGCTGAATTAACAACAAGCAAGACCACAGAATACGAAGAAACAATCAAAGAATTACAATCTTCTTTAGCTTCAAAAGTCGAGGAAGTTAATATACTCACAGAAGCTAAAGAGCATTATTCTACAGATATGAAGAAAAAAGAAGAAGAAATGACAGCTATGGAAAAAAAGATGAAAGAAATGAAAGAAGAAATGGCTGTTATGAAAAAGAAAGAGGCAATGATGAAGCGTAAGGCTGAACTAGAGGAAGTTGGTCTTGATGCAGAAGAAGCTTCAGCGACAGTTTCTGATTTTGAAAATTCAGATGATGAAACTTTTGCCAAGGTTGTAGCTTTAATGAAGAAGAAGGCAAAGTATATGACTGAAGAAAAGTCAGTCAAGAAAGATAAGAAGGATACAACTATGGCTCAATCAGAAGACGAAGAAGTTGATGCTTCTCAGGCTTCAGAAAAAGATCTAGATTCAGTAGAAGAATCAGTAGAAGTTTCTATTGCTGAAGCTGCTGAAGAAAATGAATCTGAATCACTTCGCGCCGTTGCAAGCGAGTGGCTTGGTTCTATTTTAAGATCGACACCAAAAACCAAAGACAACTGAGAATTACTTTTACTAAGGAGAATGAATAATGGCTCTAAAAACTGATAGAAGTGTCTTGCAGACAGATATTTCGTTTTTCATGAACGAATCTGCTACTCGCGGTGGCGTTGTTTCTCTTAGCACTGGCGCATCTGGTGCCGCTATGGATAACGGTGCTGCTCTAGTAACATACGCAGCTAATCCATCGGGTAAAATTCCTGTTGGTCTTCTTATAAATGACATGGTAGATATTGATCTAACAAGACAGCATCTTAACCAGCATAAGGACGAGGTACAAAAGGGTGGCAAGGTAACACTACTCCAAAAGGGTTATGTTGTTACAAACAATCTATTGGGTACAGTAACAGCAGGCGCTCCTGCTTATCTTGCCCATAGTGGTAGACTTGCTACTACAAATGTTTCGACAGATAATACTGATGCAGACGGTTCAACAAGACTTGTTGGTCGTTTTCTATCAGCCGCTGATGAAGATGGCTATGCTAAAGTCTATATCGACCTTCCAAATACAAATACCTGAGTTAATTAAAAAGGAGATGTAAAAGATGAAAACAAGACCAACACCTGAGTTTATCGAATTGCTAAAGCGTTCGGGAAGCTCTGATAAGGTAGTCGCAATGGCCGCTCAAAGGGAAATCGCCAAAGCCCTTGAAACACCAATTCGTAAGGGTGTTTTATTTGGTGATGTTGTAACTTCGATTTTCGAAGCTATGCCACTAGAGCCGGGTGCTACACCTGAGTTCCCATTGGATCTACTTGCCCCCGGTACTGAGGCAGATCATGTTGCCTATACCAATCCCGGCAATGGTAGAATTCCAGAAAGACATGTCGAAGGTGATTATGTCATGGTAAATACTTATGGCATTAGTAGCTCAATCGACTTTCTTTTAAAGTATGCCCGTGAAGCTAACTGGAACGTAGTAGCTCGCGCTATGCAGGTTCTAGAAGCATCATTTGTTAAGAAGATCAATGATGACGGTTGGCACACACTACTCGCTGCTGCTGTTGACCGTAATATTTTAGTGTTCGACAATGATGCAGCTGGTGGTCAATTTACAAAGCGTCTTGTCAGCTTAATGAAGACAGTTATGAGAAGGAATGGTGGTGGTAACAGTGTTACTGCTCCCGGCCGTCTTACAGATCTATACTGCTCTCCAGAAGCTGTCGAAGATATTCGTAACTGGGGTGTTGATCAGCTAGATGAAGTTTCTCGTAGAGAAATTTATGTAGCCGCCGACAATGGCCCAGCTATAACACGCATCTTCGGTGTAAATCTACACGATGTGTTTGAGTTTGGTGATGGTCAAGAATATCAAACATATTTCACAAGCGATCTCGGTGGCTCACTTGAGTCCAGCGACGTTGAACTTGTGATTGGTCTTGATCAGAATCAAAACGATAGCTTTGTAATGCCTGTTAAGAAAGAAGTTGAAGTCTATGAAGATGAAAGTCTTCATCGTCATCAGCGTCAGGGTTACTATGGCTGGGCTGAAATTGGTTTTGGTGTGCTAGATAACAGACGAGTTCTCGCTGGCTCGTTCTGATGTCTTATAACATCTAAAGAGAATAAGGCTACCTCGTTATTCGGGGTAGCCTTCTCTTATTTATGTGTATGAGATATTGGAGGACAACATGTTCAGCGCAAACTCTATGTCAAGCTTGCCAATATCTGATGATGGGAAAAAACCAAGAACATTTTTTGGTTCTGTAAAACTATTTTTAAATAAAGCTACATTAACATTTCCACTTTATTTCAATAGAATACAGAATTTTTCTTTGAGTATGAATTTAGTAAACTCGCTCTCATTAAGTAGAAATATCCTACACGAATTTATAGTTGCTATGAATGCTACAATATACAAGAATTTAAATGTGAATAAAATTTTATCCTTCACATTAAGTAAATCAAATATAAATAAACAAATTAATTTTACATTGCAGATTAATAAGTTAATAGATTTTTCACAGAGAAGATAACTATGCCATTAAAATTATCAGATAGAGTAAGAGAAAATACTACTACTGTTGGTTCTGGTATTTTATCATTAGTCGGTAATACAGATGGATTTAGAAGGTTTGATAATGTATTGGCTAGCGGAGATATAACCTATTATTGTATAGAAGAAAATGATAAATTTGAGATTGGTATTGGCACTTATCAAAACAATAGCATATCTAGAGATTATATACTACAAAGCACTCAGTCTGGATCAAAAATTAATCTTGGTGGTAGTGGCGTAGTATTTTTAACATATCCAGCAGATAAAGCTGTATATAAAAATCAAGAAGATCAAACATTAATTGGGCCGTCTGGTATTAGATTCAATGATGGATCTATACAGACTTCGGCTTTGTCATCGTCTGTTACTCAAGATATATCATATATATCTGGAATTGCCATTTATAGTTCTGGAGAAATCAATAATAATTATGTTAATATAAATTCTGACTATACTGTGTCTAAATCTAATAACAAAATTTTTGTTGATTGTTCATCATCAAATATAAATGTGTATATACCTACAGCATCTGGATTAGGTGGCAAAGGTTTTACTATCAAAAAAATTACTGGCAATAATGACTTATATATTAGGGCCACTGGTATGGAAACTGTAGATGGTCAGAATCCATATACAGTATTTCACGCATATGAAAGTATAAATATTACTTCTAATAATAATAACTGGTTTATCACTTAATATCATATAAAGGAAGCATTATGTCATTTCAGCCTTATTCTAGAATACCAAGCGGCATAGTTTATTTTGGAACGCCGTCATCAGATTCTTTATATGAATCAGATTCCAGTTTTACCATTGGTGGCGGTTATTTGTCAGCATCAAATATTAAATTACAAAATAATGGTACATTGGGCAGTAATGGAACCCCCAATGCTATTACTATTGCTTCAGACGGTGATGTTAGTATATATGGAAATTTAACTGTCAATGGCACAACAACTACGGTAAATTCCACTACTGTTCTTGTTGAAGATCCTATTATATTGTTAGGTAGTGGTTCACCATCTACTGATGACAATAAAGATCGTGGTATATCTTTTAATTATTATGATGGAACTGCCAAAAAGGGATTTTTTGGTTACGATGATAGTATTAGTAAATTCATTTTCGTAACTGGGGCATCGATTGTTAATGAGATTGTATCTGGCACAAAGGGTATAATTGTAGCAGATATAGATGGGAGTGCCGCATCATTAACTAATGGTAGATATATACAAGTTTCAAATCAGATTTCTGGATCTGGTATGTTTGATGGTTCTTCGGATCTCAACATATCTGTCGCATTAACAGCAGATGCTATTACAGATCAAACTGAAGCAACTGTAGCATATGACGATCACTATTTCTTAGTTGCTAGTGGAACATCGCTCAGAAAGATAAGTAAATCTAATTTTGCTAATTTGGCTATGAGTAATTTCACTATTACCGATGGCACCACATCTCAACAAATCGATAATGGTGAAGGTATCTATTTTATAGATAGCGATACAATAGATTTCACTGTTGCTGCAACTAATTTTGTAAGTGGCGTTGTAAAAAATAATAGCATTACCGAATCTAAACGAAGTAGAACAGTTGAAACAGTAACATCAAGCAAAACTATAGATAAAGATATTACTTTGGCTGACTGCACTTCTGGTAATTTAACACTATCTTTACCAGAAAATGATACAGCTGGTAAAATTGTAGTAGTAAAAAGAATCGATAGTTCTGCTAATAATGTTATCATTTCAAGAACTGGATCTGATACAATTGATGGATCTACAGAATTTAGACTATATCATATATATGAAACATTAACAGTCGTAAGTAACGGAGCCAACTGGTATATAATATAACATGTATAGCTTAACATTACAAAATGCTGCTGGTGATAGTATAATTACTAGTGGAGATATTATAGGAAGAGTAAATTTTGCTGTTCCAGCAGAATCTGATGGATATTCAGCAACTTATATTTCTTCATTTATTAACTCTGAAGCAGAGGGTCCATTTAGTAGTGGCTCAAATCCAGCTGGATTAGTTTTTGGCGTATCATCAGCTGATCCATATCCCGCTACTGGTGTATTAAAAATATCTTCCGATGGTCATTTCTTGCCACTAATGAGTGGAGTCTATGATATAGGTGCTTCTAATTTAAAGTTTAGAAATTGCTATATTGAAAATGGTAATTTTGATAATTTAAATATTAGTGGCGTCAGCGTAAGTTTTAGTGGTCATATGCATATGTCTTCTGATATTATTGATTTTTCTGAAGCCGTAGATGATAGAGTTAATAATTTATTAATAGAAGGAACCGGCGTTCAATTATCATATAATGATAGCGGAAATGCTTTGATAATAAATAATCTTCATACTGAGATTAACGAATTAAGTCTTGAGCCTCAAGGATTTGTTAATAGACTTGATAGTATTTTAAGTTTTAATGACTCTACTAGAACTTTTACCATTCAACCAAGTGGTTCTAGTTATGATGTTTATATCGAGGGAGTAAAATTTACTAAGACAGCACCTGAGACAGTTGTCATTGGTAGTGGTACAGCATTAAATTATTTACATTTTGATGTAGCAACTAAGCAACTACACAATAAAACTACAGAATTTAATTTTGATACAGATGTACCAATTGCCTATATTCATTGGAATGCTAATATTAACCAAAGTACGTTTTTTGGAGAAGAACGTCATGGTATAAGAATGGATAGTTCCACTCATAAGTGGATTCACAATACTTTTGGTATGCAATATATCAACGGCCTCAGTATTGGTAATTATGTTTTATTAGGCAATGGTAGTTCAAATAGTCATGCGCAAATAAGTGTTAGCGATGGTACTCTATACCAAGAAGATATAGTTATTAATATAATGGACGGCGACAACGGTGTTGAATTTACCCAACAATTATATCCAACTGGATACTTTCCAGTATATTATCATAGTGGTGTTACTGGTCAGTGGGTAAGAGATTCTTCAACACCATATCCAGTTAAATACGATGCTACAAGGGCATTATATAATTTATATTCTGGTGGAACTTGGTCAGTTATTAATGTTCCAAATAATAGATATTTTGCAATGTGGCTTGTTGCCACAAATGATATTAATGATCCTATATTGTCAATTATGGGACAAAGAGAAGATAGCAGCTTGGGTAGTGCGGAAAATCATAATAACTGGACCGACATTGATTTAACAAATATTCCAACAAATGAGCTACGACCATTATACAGATTAATTTTCTTAACAAATAATACTTTTACCAATACTCCAAAAAGTAGTTTACAAAGCATATTAGACTTAAGACGAAGCGTTCTTACAACTACTTATGGTGTACCACAAAATGATCACGGTAATTTATTCGGCTTGGGTGACGATGATCATGCTCAATATGTTCATATAAATGAAGCCAGAACTATTAGTGCTAATCATACATTTACAAATGGATTAACCATTAATAATGGACTATTATCTGCTACTAGTGGTAACTTTACATCATTAAGCGTTAACAATACTGGAGTAAGTTTATCTGGTCATACTCATTTAAATACCGATATTACTAATTGGAATGAAGCTGTTGATGACAGAGTAAACAATTTATTAGTTGGGACTAGTGGTATTAATATTAGTTATGATGATAATGCTAATACTTTAACAATAGCACATACCGGCGTTAGTGGTGGAACCGTTATTTCAAATTATGGTGATAATAGATTATTAACTAGCGATGGAACAACTACTGGTATTAATGCTGAAAGTGATCTATCTTTTAATAACACTAGTGGTATTTTATTAGTTGGGTCAACATCATTTAGTTCATCAGATGGATTGCAAGTTTCTAGATCAGCCACTCCCGGTATCGCCATAGGAATAACATCAACGCCATCTAGCGGTAATTCTATTGCTGGCATAGGGGCTTATGGATATGACGGTTCATTAAATTTTGCTGGAAGCACAATTAATTTTAGAGCAGCAGAAAACTGGTCATCTACAAATCACGGAACAGATATACAGATTAGAACAACACCAACTGGTACTGGCGGTTCTTTAACGGAAGTGGCTAGAATAACCTCTGCTGGGAATGTTGGAATAGGAACCAGTACTCCATCTGCCAAATTGCATGTTGTTGGCAATGGACTATTTACTGCTGAATTGAATCTAAGTGGTCAAACGGCTAGTACCATAGCAAGTTTTGATAGTAATAAAAATATTATATCTTTAAGTACAGCAACTTATCCTAGTCTTACAGAATTAACTTATGTAAAAGGCGTAACAAGTGCAATCCAAACTCAGATTGATGGTAAAAGTTCTTCTAGTCATGTTCACGGTAATATAACAAATGCTGGAGCCATAGGTTCTACGGCTAATTTGCCTTTGATAACAACCACAGGGGGCGCTATTACTGTTGGTTCATTCGGCACTACTGCCAATACTTTTTGTCAAGGAAATGATAGTAGACTAAGTGATTCTCGCGCTCCAACAGGAGCTGCTGGCGGTGATTTAACTGGAACATATCCTAATCCTACACTAACCAATACTACGGTAGTTGCTGGAACATATAGAAGTGTTACAGTAGATGCGAAGGGTAGAATTACTGGTGGAACTAATCCTACAACAATATCTGGTTATGGAATTACAGATGTTGGTAATGGAACACTCACTTTGAATGTTTCTGGAACCGGTTTGAGTGGATCAGCTTCTTTTACCGCTAATCAAAGTGGAAATACTACTTTTACAGTAACTTCTAATGCTACGAGCGCAAATACCGGTTCAACAATTGTGGCGCGTGATGCTTCTGGTAATTTTAGCGCCGGAACAATTACTGCTACATTGAGTGGAAACTGTTCTGGAACAGCAGGTGGAGAAACTTTAGGAACCGTTACAGGAAGAGGAACAACAACAGCTAGTATTGTACAATCTAATGCTAGTGTTAGAGCGCCAATATTTTATGATAGTAATAATACGGGATATTATTTAGATCCAGATAGTACTTCTAATCTCAATAGAGTAAATGCTATTGGTTGGGATACAACTGGTAGAAATTATAGTAGAGAATGGATAGAATTTACGAATTATAGTGGATTGTATTCTGCATTAAATGGGGCGCATTTTTATCCTAATAATGCTAGTTATGGGCCTTGGAGAATAGCAGGAACAAGAAATGGCTGGGCTGGTTTAGAATTTGATTCATATTCTGGAAGTCCATATAATGCTAGTTTAATGATTAATTCTAATAATACAGGCATCCATATTAATGGAGTTGGTTGGCAGTGGTATTGGGCCGGTGGAGCATTCTACATTAGTAAACAAACCTACGGTGGTGGTACAATAGCCACTGTACTTGATAGCAGTAACTATAATAGTTATGCTCCTACTCTTACAGGAGGCAATGCTAGTGGAACATGGGGAATCAGCATTACTGGTAGTTGTGCAAGTGCTACAAGACTTTCCGCAGATGTAGGCAAAACTACACCCGGAGTTTCTGTTAAAGCCTATGTATCTTTTGCTGGTGATTCAGCAACAGACCCAATTAATAATCCAGCAAATAGTTATAATATTGTAACAGTGGATCGTATAGGTACTGGACAATATATAATTTATATAGATCAAGATGCGCCACACGCTCAATACGCTGTGGCATCAACTGGTTTTAGAACAGTATATATAGATGGAACACAAAAATATACATGGGGATTTTACTGTTATGCCATAAATTCAGCAGGAAGTCCTATTAATGGCAATATAATAGATTTAATATTAGCATGGTAAATTAGGAGATTATTATGTCAAAATTTTTTATATATCCATATGAAAATCATATAGCACAAAAATTTATTGTACCAATAGAAAATATAGATCCTATAATTTTTGGAATGTATAGAATAGAAAAAAATATTCCATTTTTTTATATAGATACTAATTTAGATGATATTAGTTTTTTTAATAAAGAATTTGATTTTTTTGAATCTTGGAGTTGTGACTTTAATAATCCAGATGGATACGGATCAGATAAAACATTAGAAGAATTAATAGAAGAAAAAAATAATAATACAACTTTTTATAGAGATGCTCTCATACAATTCGAAAAACCTAAGATAAAAAAAATATCTATAAATATAGATATAGCTAAAAATATTTGGAAAAATAAACTAAGAGAACAAAGAAAACCACTACTAGAAACTCTTGATGTTCAGTATATTAGAGCGCTAGAGCGAGGACAAACAGAAACTATACAAAAAATTGTTAAGAAAAAAGAATTTCTAAGAGATATTATACAAGACCCGCGAATAGAAAACGCAGAAAATACAGATGATTTAAAAGAAGTAACTATTCCACCAAATTTTATAGAGGAGTAATTTTATGAGTTTACCAGTATT